CCTGCCATAAATGGTGCACCTTGTGCTACTGCTACGAATTCTTTCATTGCCAATACTTCACCATAATCTTCAGGAGAAATGATAAATACAGCATCTTCAATTTCTTCACCAAACGCTACTCGAAGTAACGCTAAACCTTTTTGAGAAATTTCAACTGTTTTCTTAGGGATTCCGATTTCTGTTTCTGAAGGAGTTGTTGTGGAGGCTTTCTTAAGAGCGGCTACAAAGTCGTTATCTACTTTGTTACCAAGAGAAACTGTAAGTTGATTTTCGGATTCAGAAACAATTGCGCCGTTTGTTGCTAAAATAGCCTCGTCCGTCATTATGATATCTTTTGCAGCTTTCTTAACAGGAAACGCCTTGTTGCTTGCAGTGATTTTTTCACGGTCAACTGTACCACCTTCGGCAACCTCTTTAGCATCTCCAATGTAGTTCCATGTTGGGAATACTACTGTAGTTCCTGGTTGTGCTACTAACGTGTAATCAACATCAGCTAAAGGCATAAACTTAATATATTTACCTAACTTAGTAGCAATTCCATCGGCAATAACTTCAGGGATAATTGCTTTTTGTACATCTGTAACTTTAGTCATATAATGATTTCCTCTTTTCTTTTTGGGGTATGTTTCGGGGGTTCGGGGGTGCCCCTAGAGTCTCACTAAGGGCGGGTGATTATAGTCCAGATTCAGCTCTCTTTTGAGCGTATACTTTAGGATTAGATTGATATAGAGCTGTGCGCTCTGCATGCGTCATGTCTGCGAATTTTTTACCAGTAGATACTTGTTGACTGGCTTCTGGATTCGGAGGAGTAGTTTGAGAACCTGCTCCAGCTAGTACTTTTTCAGTTGCAACTTGCAACGCTGCTTTCCACTCAACTTCATATGAGTTAATTTTTGCGCGAGTTTCACTTTCGTCTTTGCCAATAAAATTTTCAATTAATCCTGTTGGTAATCCACGTTCAGTAGCTAAAGATAAGGCTGTAGAACGTTGTTGTGCAAAGTTTGCTTTCTCATCAGCTTGTTGCATACGAAGTTCTAATTCTTTAATACGTTTCTGTTCAGGAGTGTCTGAAGGATTAGCTGTAATAACAGCTTCATCAATTATTTTTTGAAGGTTGTTTTGCTTCCAAGCGTTGATGCCTTTAGACACTTGACTATCAAACTTAGGCTGAATGAACTTTGTACCTGCTTCAGTAGATAAGAAAGTATCAACCCGTTCCGGAGTAAGAAACTGAGTTGCTAATGACTCCTGTGCTTCTGGGTTATTTTGAATAAATTCCTGTACGTTTTCTAATGTGATTTCCATTTAAATCTCCTTCCGAGTGCTATATAGCCCTCTTAAGTAGTTTTTTTATAAAGCTTTACCATCTATCTCAACAGGCACTAAAGTACATCTACAGTGAGGGTGCAGTGGAATAGGTGGTGTGTTGCCCATTTTGTATTTCTTTCCATGTAGTGCCGCGCATCTAGCACATGTACGTTTCTCTAAAGTAGCTAGCCACTCAACCTTAGTTACTCCAAAGTCCCTATATGATTGGCTTGCCGCTTCGTTGTAAACTCGTGAAGTCTCTGTGCGGGCAATGCGTTTTGCATAGTAAGCACCTGAATCCATCTTTTCTTGAATTTGTTTCGCATATTGAGGGATTCCCCAACCTTTTGCTAATCCTTCTACTAACACATTGTTCAAAGCTTCACCTGTTTTAGTAATGGCTTTATTGACACTAGTCTCGAAAACATATCCTCCATAGTTGAATACTGAAGCGATTCCTATGGCTCCTACAGGTAAAACGCTAAATGTTTTTTTAGGGTCAGTAATCTTTGCGAGTATTTGATCATGGGCCGCTTTAGAAACTTCATAGATATCTGCAAGCTTCTGTTTAAGTTTCATATTCACTTCAAGACCTAAAGAAGAAAGTTGTGCTTCTGTCTGAGTTATAAGGCTTGATAACCTAGCTCTTTGAAGCGAAGCGCCTAAACTGTCTTGATTAAGGACTTCGATAAAGTCGGTCATCAAAGATTCATAGATATGTCGGTATCTCTTATCTAAGGTGTCAAGGTAATCTTCTAAGTTGTCATGCATCTCTTTAGCGACTCTTTCAGTCTCCTTAATTAACCATGCTTGTTTTTTGGTAATAGACATTACTTATCATCCTTTGGTGGTTCGCTTGGCTCTGAAGCTTTTGGAGGCTCATTACTTCCTGGTGTTGTTTTTTGTAAGAAAGGATTAGCACCCATTTCTTTTTCAACGGAAGCTTCTTGCTCTTTCTTGATCTGCTTTTCTTCTTCTGTTTCGTTGTATTTGAAAGGGAATTGACGTCTGAGGGTCTTCTTACTGAATAAATCGGGAGGAACTTTCGCAGCCAATTCTGCAAGTTCAATGATATTCGCAGGTAAGTTACGTACAAATGTAGGTTCCAAGATGTCATCTTCTAATGGAGAAACAAGACCTTGCTTCTTAGAGAATAGTTGTTTCATTAGTTCATGACGTTGATACAATGCCTTTGTGAACTTTCTCTCTTTCTGAGATGTTTTGTCTTCTAAGTCCTTCATTTTCCACTTGATAGCAACACCTGATAAGTTAGAAGCGAATTGCTCATCGTGCAGATTGGGAACTTGGGCAAATTTATGGATATCTTGAGTGAGACGATCCTTAATGTTCTCTAGGTGTTTATCATTCGTGGGCTTAGTCAGGAATGAAGCATCTCCGGTTCCATCCACAAGCATTACTCTTTGACGCTTCATATTTTGAATGTCTTCTTCATCTGTTCCAGACATATCTCTCAGCAACAAATAAGAGTCTGCCCAATATTCAACATCGTTGATAGTATCAGAAACTACTTTGTTATAAGCGTCAATTAGAGGGATAACTGTTTCAAAAGAGCTTTTACGTTCTTCGTTATTGAGAAATTCAACTACAGGGAGAGAGTCAAACATGTGCTTGGCTGGCATTCCTATATCAATGTCTGTTCCTTGGTCATCTGTACTTATAGGAGTAACGAACTCAGAATCATAAAGTTGAATATCAAAGTATCGTTTTTTTGTAGTTGTATCTTCACGTTCAACCCACAAGCAAAATGCAATAGGAGTTTCCAACATATCCGGAGTGTAGAACATGACTCCGTTCTCTGGGGAAATGTACTTAAAGCGATGAATCGGTTTTTCTAGCTTATTTTCTATCCAATGAAGTTCGAAAGCGTGACCTAACATATTAGAAAGCTTGTCCAACTCATAATTGACATCGTCTGCATGGTTAATGCTATTTAGTTTAATAATTTCATCTAATAAACGTTGATTCTTACATTCGAAGGAAATCGGCTCACCAGTAAAATAACTAGAAGCTGTATCCACAATAATCTTAGGAAAGTTATGAGAAACCCTGTTATTTGGTTTGGTAGGATCATCGAAGCCACGCAAATCAATATTGTGATATCCCTCGTAGTATCTACGTAACATAGCATAGTCGCCTTTGGTGATATTCTCTGACCGAACAACTTCGATAATCTTTTTAACGTCTCGCGCATCTTTTAAGTAATGTTTTCTACGTGGTTTTAATGTAGGCATTACAATATGTTGGTATGTTTGTAAGTTTGAATCAGATATGGTTATTCCTCCTTTCTACAGACCTAGCAAGGCTTTATTGATAGATCTCGCTCGATTGCGAGGCATTACTTCTTCTAGAGCGTAACGTAGAGCATCTAAGATGTGGTTAAAATTATCTATTGGTTCATTTGTATACTCATTTGTTGACTTATCTTTTTTGTATACATAGTTCTCAAGCTCAAGTTTTGTCTTCTCACATTTAGGATGAACAATAATCTTGAATTGCTTGATAAATTGAATTCCATGATTGATGGAATCTTTACCCTTGCGTGCGGGCTTTACACGATAGATACCTAGTCTTTTGAGTTCTTCAATCGACTTAGGTTCTGATGAATCAGCTATGATTCTTTGTTTTGTATATTGTTTGTAAGATAACATGTTGTAAATGTCTCTGTTCGTCATAGCTTTTTCGTAGTGTTCATCGTAAATATAAAGAATCTTATTCTTCATATCAGGAATTGCACAAACTAAAGTGGTAGGATCCTGACTGTAGCCAAAGTCCATGCCGTGATATGACTTCAATCCTGATTTAAATAAATCCATAACATTAAAGTCAGATACTTCCCAGTTTTCGTATATGGTTTTACTCAATGTTGCGAACTCACCAAGCGCGTAAATCTTGTAGTAAGCGTTATTTGTTCTCATAAGATCATGGAGTGAATCAATATACGTTTGAGGTAAGAACTTATTGTCCTTATATGTGGTGTGGACAACTTTACAGCTCTTCGGTGGTTTCGTTTCGTGAAACATTTTATAAACCCAATTTGCTTTGGATGTCGGGTTATACATGAGGACTATCTGATTGTTTTTCTTCTTCGAACGAAGTCGGAGATTTAACTGCGAATAGTCATCGAGGGTTAATTCTGTGGCTTCTTCAATTAGAATGTCATCCAGACCTTGGATAGATTTAATCTTCTCTGGATCATCCATCCCTTTGAATATGATTTCGGAGCCATTTGGAAGTTTGATACTGAAGTTTGATTCTGATATCTTGCAGTGTTCTAAAATGCCGAATGTAGATAAAGCCTTCTTGAACTCAGCGAAGATAGATTCACGTATTGTATTTGTGACTTTACGAACAACTAGCATCTTCCGTTTGTTCTTCAAAAGCTTAATTACAGAGCGTTGCACTCCAAATACAGACTTTCCAGAACCAGCTCCGCCATAAAGAACTAATAATCGTTCTTTAATATTGAGATAAGGTAGGTAACATTCATTGAAGAATCGCTTCTTAATTGTAATGTTAATTTGAGGTTGTTCTTTCATTGAAGTCCTCCTTCCTCAGTAAGGCCCAGGAGTAAAGTTAGGAGGGATTCCATGATCACGATATTCAATTGAGGAGAGAAATCGGGGAACTCCTGAGCTTTACTCAGAAAAGAGGATTTGAGGATACTAGCTATCTAGCACCCTCATAAGTGATTATTCTTCTGTTTCTTGATCTTGGTCAAACTCTGTATCATCTGACATATCAATATCAACTACAATCGTTGTTTCTTGAGATTGTTGGATTTTATCAATGAATAACGCATGAGACTTACCTAGCAGTTCTAATGCTTTCAAACTGTCCCTATTGTCCACTTTCTTCACTACTTTTTGACCTTTAGGGGTAATATGAACATCATAAGTATCTTCACGGGCAATAGAAGTTAAACGTTCGAGGACTTCTTGAGCAGAAGCAATTTGTCCGTCCCTATCACCTTTTGCAAGCCAACTAAGATAAGCACGAGACTTTTCGTATGAAGCAATTCGATAGATTGAACCAACGTGAAATTCAAACTTATTAGCTACTTCTTCGTAATTGAATTCAGAGGCTACAAGTTCACGAAGGATAGAGCGATGTCTCTCTTTGAGTTTTCGTAGGTCTACACCATTCCATTCGGGAGGGTCAGAGGGGAATTTCTCTGTGTGGTCTACTTTTTTAGTCATATTGAATTCTCCTTTCCGGTTTAAAATCGAGGGCGTTGTTTTGGGGAAAAAATTTAGGAAGACCGGCTGACGTGTGCAAATGAAATTTTATATATTGTGACTACATCCAGCCCAAAAAATTTTTTTTGAAGGTACCCCCACCTACTAAAATTTATTTTTTTAAAAACAAAAAAATAAAAAAGATAAATGGCAGAGGAATAAATAAAGTAAATAACAAATAATATTTTCTTTTGTTATCGAGGAATAAAACAAAGATAAGACATAGTAGCATCATAGCAAGAGATAGAGAGGACACACACTATCAGTAGTATGGTACTATGGTGTGATGCTGTGTGGTGGTAGGCAGTAGCTGACGAGCGGTGACGCACAGCAGTGTGGTGGCAGGTAGTAACTGTTGTATGCGGCAATCAGTACTGAGTGATATGTCTAATGCTTTATGAATCATCATTCAAAGTGAGGATAACGAGAAAGGATAGTTGAAGTATCTGAGTAGCTATTCGATGTAGGTATTTAAGCTAGGGTTTATACTCTGCTAATCTTCCCAGTAAAATCTAGGTGTGTTTAGTCTTTAGAAAAATACACCTGTTTAATCTAGAAATATTACCAGTACTTTATTCTTAAGTATGTGATGTATTGCACATTCAAGTTACATAATACATGTTACCGGAAGTTGTACAGTGCCTTGTGTTGATTTTACGGGGTTTATGAGTCATACCTTGAGGTTTCGGTGGGTTATTACGGTGTTTATTGAATGCATAAAATCAGCTATTCTTATACATTGTACCATTTTCTCCTAGTTTATGGTAGAAATGATGCGGTTTGAGGCTAAATTAATGCATAAGATTGTATTGTTTTATGCACTGACCAATTTATTTCCACAATATATTTCCTAACTAGACGAATATTCTCTACGCATATACGATGTATGGTTCGTGTTCTGGTAGTCCAATCTAGCTAATCACCATTTTAAACATTTCGTATCCATCTCGCTCAAACCCTTGATACATCTACCTTCACATATAATTCTACACCAAATTCATGTACATTTCACCTATTTAAATTTTACACAGTTTGCCTACAATTTAGCTTCAATTCTCTGTATTTTTCACATTTATACTTCATACCTATATTCCAACAAAACATAACCTAATGTATCGAAGAATCTACGTAAGTAACCTTCAGTATCTCCTGTTTTCGGAGCATACACTGTAATCCATTTCTCTATACCTGTAACACCTAACACTCTACAATTCCAATCCTGGCAATCCATTAAGTTTCACCCTCTAATTATTCATCAATCCAGTAATAAACATTTCTTTCACTAACTCAAAAGCTTGCTCTTCACTAAAACCAGCATCTACAAATGAACTATAAGTAGTATAAAAGTACTTAGTTGGCATTCTTAGTGATTCAGCTTGTTTTTCTAATTCCTCATTCTTTTTAATCAATTCGTTTGTTTTAAAACTTAAATGATTTTGAACTCTATGCAAATTATCTTCAAGTGTTTTTAACATTTCATCTTTCTCTTTTAATTCATTTTCTATTTCTTGTGTATCTTTTAATCCTAGTAATTTTAATGTATTAATTGTGTTATTAAGTTTCTTATTCTCTTCTATTAATTCATCATTACTTTTAATACACACGTTCAATGTATTAAGATAAGAATTTCTTTCCTCCACAACCTTCAAATAATCTTCTTTCAGAACTACATCAAAATAAATTCCATTATCTTGGTTTAACATGCTATGTGTTTTTACCATCTCTTTCCCCTCTACCTCCTACTTTATTACTTCGATTGTGATTTTTACTTTATTGGGATTCGTATTACAAATATTTTGTTCATATTCTCTCAAAATTTCCATTACATACAGTCCGTTTATTTCATAGTCTGAAGTTTCTCCCTCATCACCATAAACTTTTCCGACGATTCCTTCAGCTTGATAAACAACTTTCATCCCTCAACCCTTACCTTTCTTCTCCATATATTCAGAGAATTTACTTCTCACATTTTTTAATGATTCTCTATTAGGCTCTCTATTATCATCCCTTATCGCTTTCAACTGTTCCATTTCCTTTAGTACCGACTCATCATGCCAATCATCCACCTTGTTCATCTCGCCAATCCGATAACCGAAGTAAATCACCAATAAAGTAAAAAGCGTACCTACAAGATATCCTGTAAGTCCTCCTAACCAAAACATCACATCACTTCCTTCGTTTGTATCCCGTCATCGATAACATACCATTTTGCTTGTTTGAATAAAGATTGACAGTTCATTGAGGTTAGATGTGTACCTATTTGTTTAAGGAATTCATTAAAAAGCATTGGTTTCCTTAGGTCTACACCATATTGATTAATACTGTTGCTTAATAACCAACAGTCGCATATAATCTCTCCGTCGCATTTAAGCATTAATTCAAAAGGAACTTCTGTATACTTAACCTCTTCCATCCCATCACTTCCTCCGTACAATAAAATAAGACGCTAAACCGATCACGGTAGCGCCTACAAGAATTGCTATTGGTGTAATCATTATTACATCAGTAATCCTAATTCACGTTGAATTCCAGATAACGAGTGCCCATACGCATAACCTACAATACGAATACCTGGAGCGTATCTATGCTCTAAGTCTTCATTGTAAGTTTTCTTGTAATACTCTAATTTTAAAGCGATATTGTGTTTGTCATTAATAATTAACTCATCACTAGGGAATCCATCCATTTCAATCTTTACAGCTACAAAATTAGTTTCTGTATTTACAGCATCATTAAAACACTCTTCTAATCCATCTAATGTTAATTCCATTCTTCATCATCCTTCCTATTCAAATATCCATTCTGTTCACTTATTATGTAATTTCTATATAACAAAGAAAAAAGCACCCGTTTTGGACGCTTAATTGTAAAAGCTTATGGCCATAAAATCTTTTTTGCACTTTCGCTCGCTACATCTACAAGGATATCTCTAAAAGCATTTCCTATCCCTGCACCGAACTTTGTAGCGATTTTTTTGAACCGAGTGGTTGCCACTACTGTTTTGGGACCGCCTTTAACTATTTCATCAATACTTTTACTTAATAGTTCTTTTTCTTCTGTTGTTAGCCCTTCAACTTCTTGCGCTAATTCTTTCGCTGCCTCTAGCGCTATTTTTGTCCATGGATATGGTTCACCGCAATGCGAACAATAATTAGGCGCTGTATCTACCTGCAAATCTGTTCCAAAGCCATCAAGGTGACGTGCTCCGCGAATATCAGCATTACAATCTTGGCAAGTTGTTATATTTTTTTCACCACAATCCTTACAAAAGGCTTGATCGCTCTCAGGATATTTTTTATAAGTATCATTAATAATATGACCGTTTAAGCAAATCTGGGCAATATCATACCAGGTTTTATCACTATTCATCTCTTTCTCTCCCCCTATCAGTTAATAAAACAAACATTATTATTTTATCAAAATAAAAAGGCAACCACCACAAGATGATTACCTTTTAAGGGGATGGAAGAGAGATAACAAATGGCAAAAAGTATCTCTTCAAGAACAAGATTACTCTCATTCTTTTCTCGATCACCGCAATCATCATATAAGCTACACGCTTTGTGTCAGTGACCGAGAAAAGAGCGAAAGCTCTCCTCGTTTATACTCCGTAGAGTCGGATATGGGGTATCCTTTAATTTGTATCAAGACGTATCATTTCTTCCGACGCCTTGCGTGAACAAACATGTGGAGGTGACAGAGGGGGAACTGCCTCATGTTTGCTCAAACAAAGAGCGGAAGCTCTCTGCCTAGTGAAGATTCGCAGTAATCACTAGAAAGTGTAATGCCGTTCAAATCGACGAAGATTTTGTTCTTGTACTACAGTTTTTGAAATGTGCGATTCATTCAATCATATGAACCATCACCCATTCCATTTTCAAATGTAGAAATCATAGACACGGCATCTAGTATTATATTTATTATCAACCCAGGGGACGACTCCTGAGCTGAATGATAAATACAATAGAAACAGTATGACGAATGCGAGTTATCTCATACCCGCCACACTGGAATATGTCATCATTAATTGGTCTTTTCGTCTTATTGCGGGTTCTTACCGCCTTGCCCGCCCCTTTTTTGATGCGGTATACGTTACTGTGACATTCTCGCATAAGAACGTTTCACTATAGGTGTACTAATCCTCTTCGATATACAGTTGTCAAAGAGCTTGTACCTATAGAATACCGTTAATTTCATTTTCAAAAACTCCCCAAAAAATATGCTATTTCTCTGCTTTTTCTCTGTTATTTTCAAATGATTCCTAATGTAGTAGCAATCAATTTAATAGCGCTCTTCTTCTTCTCGTAAAAGTATGAGTTCTTCATCATCAATTCATTTTGCACGAATGCATCTTTCACTGGTTTATTCGTTAAGAACTTCATAGTAATAATGTTTCTTTCATCATCATCAAGGATATTGTTTAATGCTTTTTCAACTTGCTGTACTTTCATCTTGTTGGTTGTTTTGGAATTACGTAACTCCGGAAACAAACTGATTCCCTCTTGTTCTACTTCGTTATTAAATCTCATCTTCAACGCTCTATATTCCTTCAATATACTCACGACCTCTTTTTGCACCTTTTTATCATCAATTTCTGGTAATAAAGATAATTGTTCCACCTAGAATCCCCCTATTGCAATTTTGTTATTTTTACTTCCTATCAGGTATGTGAAATTTTATTCTCTATCTTCTGAATAAGGGAACGATAACTACAATACAGCCCCCACCACACTGTTAGTCATTGTTCCGTTATCCATTAAATCCAATCGATGTAGCTAAATTTCTCCGGTCTAGAAAAATAGATATCTATAACTCTGTCGTTACCCTCAATGCGGTCCCAAACATAAATTTTCGTCTTTTCCATCTATTCAACTCCCTTATCTTGTTTTACAATCTCCAAGAACTTGTCCAACGTCATGCAAACTAACCAAGGTTTGTTATCAACCTTTAAAGCAACCGCATCTGGATTTTCACGTTTATCTTCTATCCAGTCGTACAGTGTTTTAAATCCACTTTTCCGCGCTTTTACTTCCCATTCAAGACCTAATCCCTTCACATCATTGGAGTACCCGTCCATCGCTCCGGAAAGCGGTACACGGGAACCTCCTATTAACTTAGCGAACTCTCTTTCTCTTCTTGCTCCTTTATCTCGTTGACTTTTACCCATTATTTTTATCTCCTTTATATTCCACTTCAACTTCATACTTTGTAATACATAAAGGAAAGTATTGATATCTCTGTTTGAAGTAACTTTCTAATTTTGTTGTATCTACAGTTATCTTTACTTTCCCTCGTGAATTATCATAAGTTGTGAAATTATCGACTGATTTACTTTCTAAAAACTCTATCTGATCCATTAATCCTTGATATCTTTCTAATGACATAGTTACTGTTTCATTTGTATTGTATTCGCTCATTTTCCTAACCTCACTTTCTATTAAAAGGATTATTTTGTTGAGTTTCTTAAAGTATTAGTCCCAAAACATCTTGTCTTATTAAACTCCTTCAGCCACTCATCCTTATAAACCTCTTGTAAACGTCCATATGAATTTATAGTCATTTTCTCTCTTGTTACTGGTAAAGACATGTCAATACCAACAGGGATACTTATAGGTAATGAAATTTGCATTTGCTTCACCTTTTTACTACATTTCACACAGAACTTATCATTTGTTCCATCTTCCATGTCAATCCACTTATGTTTACATTCCATTTCCCTCTACCTCCAACTGTTATAATTATCTATTTCAAATTCACTTTTTCTTTTCAATGCGATTAAGAACTTCTTCACGCTATCATCTTTACATTCTTTTATTTCTTCATTTAAAATTTCTATTTTATCTTTATGTGGTTGTATTAAAATATCTATCCATTTCATTCATCATTCCCCCTTGAATAAAACTCAATCTTTTGTCAATACTGTAGACAACATGATATTTCTCCAACCCCCAATTGGAGCTGAGCAGTTAGCTTTTGCTAGCTGCTCTTTTATTTGCGCTCAAAGAATGATAAAAATTCACTGTAGCTGAAATGTTCAAAGGCTCCTGTATCATTTTTAACAGCTATACCGACTTCATCTGGTGTTCTAAACATCTTAAAGTCTTCGTAGTTAAACCAATATTCTTTACTAGTACTAAATCCTCTCGATTCAGTTTTTGGCACAACATACATCCAATCTCTAATCTCTATTAATAAAGTGATTGCATCCTGCCAGACATCTAGAGTCTTACTCATATCCATTCCCCTTTTCTACAAAATTCAAATTTGGTCTTACTTTACTCCTGTTGATCCAAACCCACCTGCACCACGTTCGCTATCCGATAGCTCGTTTACTTCAACAAAATGAGCTGTTTCCACTGGCGCTATGACACCTTGAGCAATCCTGTCACCTTTTTTTATTCCATAATTAACACTTGCACATATTCCATGGTCATCATTGATGCCTAGCGTAATTGAGTTTCCTAGATAAGATGTATTACTGACTATAACTCCTACCTCGCCCCTAAAGCCACTATCCACCGTACCAAGAACCACTCTTAAAAACGTTTTTCGTGAAATTCCGCTCCGGGGTCTCACTTGAAGCTCATATCCTGGTGGAATTTCGAAAGCAAGTCCTGTAGGTATAACCTTTGTTTCTCCTGGTTCAATAGTTACATCCTCTGCCGCCACTAGATCAAAACCCGCATCTCCAGGCTTTGCGTACCGTGGTAATTCCACCGATTCATTTAACCGCTTAATTTTCACTCGTAAATTCATTCTTCAATTCCTCCTACTCTTATTTTGAAATAAAACGGGCCTACACTAGCTTCTATATATGTCTTCTTGAAATCGATTGAAATACCTAATCGCCACTCATGATGTCTGAATCCTAAACTAAATCCTATTCCCATCCGCTTGCCACTTCCATCTCATAACCAAAGTTTGTAGTCGTTCGCTTTCTTCTGTGTGGTGCTTGTAGTGCGACTGAGCCATTTGCAATTGTGCTTCTAAGTTATTAACCTCACGAAACCATTTACTAGCTTGTCCTTGCTCGTGACTCAGCGCTTGTTCATACAGATCAATGTGTTCCGTCTTCATCCAAACACCCCTTTATAGTCCTAATTTGTTCATGATTTTCCCTTCTTCGAATCCTCTTACAATCGTTCCGTCCTCAAATTTGAAAGCTGGTAAACTCATTAATCCCAAATCATCAGCTTCTACTTTATAAATAATGTGGTTCTCAATATTTCTTTCTTCTAATTCAATCTCTACTGGAGCGAATCCCAAGAAATGTTTTGCGCGTTTGCAATTGGGACAATCCGTTTTCGTGTACATAACAATCTTAGTTGCCATTCTCTTCAGTCTCCTTCGCTTCTGCTAATAGTTGAGTTACTTCAAACGTGCCATGCTCTGTATATTTCATTGTTCTTCCTCCTTGTATTTGGATAAGATACTTGTTAACGCAATCGCCACTCCCTCTATTGCAATCCATTGCCCACGATGATATCCGGCAAGCCCTAAATCCTTGTTATCGTATGCTTCATCTGCTTTCTTTCTGTTTTCCACTGCTGATTGTTGTAAATGATCGATATATTCCTTAATTGCTTTCTTCATTCTCCCCATCTCCTTTTAATAGTTTCCATAACTCTTTTTCATCCATTTCCCAAAGCTGACGTCCTGTATCTTCTTCCTTGTAAATCCCTTTATGTAGTAGAACGTCGATGTAAATTTGTTTCCTGTCCATTGTTCCTCCTAATTAGTACTTTCTAGTAGCATGGTCTAGGAAAAACATTCCTGAAGTGAAGCAAGCTGCTATAAGTACCCCCGGCAAAGGCTCGTATCCAAAACACATCATAATTCCAGTAATGAACCAATATATACATGCAATCCAATTAATAATTTTCATCTTCATCGCATCCCCTTCACATATTCCTCTTTCAACTCACGTACTAACAATATGAGTCTCATCTTATTAAGTGGCTTTGTGTCTTTCCCCGCCTGCCGCGCATATGCCTCGCCTTGCATCGTCATTCGATTGACTACAATGCACTCACCTGTCTGTTTATGCGTCCAGAACCCGTTTAGCGCCCGTTCCTTTGTCGTCATAGCTTGTCCTCCTAGCTGATTTGGTTCTTCTTATATTTACGTGGTGGCTTCATCGCTGCTTTCAACGGATCCATTTTTCTTTCCACTCTTTTATAAAACGTTTGAGGGTCTATCCCGTTTCTTTTAGCAATAATGACATATTTCCTATATCTATCTGACTTTGGTGTTATTGCCGCTTCATATGGCGTCATGTTCTGGTCTCTTCTTCGTCGATAAAAAGTTGACTCGCTAATTCCATTCTTAGCAGCAAGTTTTAACATCTTTACATTCTTTTCTTGCCCTTCATAACTCGTACCAACAGGAGTAGTTATCGCTCGTTCCATCGACCACCCCTGGCATAACCTTTGATCAAGTAACTTTCTACTAACTCCAACGGATGCCGCTTGTTGTACTTCTTTAGTTGTAGGTGCTTGGTAATTAAACTTTTTTCCTGTGCCCCGTTCCTTTGGTCCAAATCTTTTATCAGGTGGCTTTGTTGTGGCGCGTTCCATATCCCAATTCAAAATGAATATTCTTGTTCTTAATGTTGGTTTTGATATCCCATTACTTAAAGCTTTTTCGAAACATTCATCTGGTATTTTCGCATTTGCCTCCTTCATCCGTTCACTTACTTCTTTTTTAGTCAATACAGGAGTGGTTGCTGCTTCTTCTAAAGTCCATTTTCGGCGTTTGTTATGGATCCTTTTATAGAAAGTCATATAACGAATGCCGTTTTCTTTCGCCTTTTTAAGACATTCTTCGTATCGCTCCGCATATCCGAGATCTATTGACTTAACACTCATAATTCTTCTCCTCCTAATCCAATGCCATTATTTCTTTTAAACTCCTATCTGAAATGAACACCTTAACAATTTGGATTTGCCCGTATTTCTTCCGAGCCATCCCCTCAGCTTCGCTCACTGTCTTCGCTTCAAACCAACGTAACTTTTGTCTTTTGTCTTTATCGAAGAAATCCACTGCATATGTCGTTACACCGTTACAGTTCAGAAATCGTTCTGCTGTACTAGTTGCTCTATAATCAAAACTCCCTACCACATCATCAATCGTTAACTGTTTCATGCTCCTAGCCCCATTGGTCTTGATTGGATTTTATTTTTATCCGCTTGATCCAGAATAAGAACCGCAATCTCTAACTGGTGTCTTCCCAACTGCTTCGCTATTTCAATGATGTTATGTCCTTCCTTCCACATTTCCTTGAATTGAATTACTTCGCTCTCATCAAATACCAGGTTCGCTTCCTCTAACGCGATATACAAGTTACGACTTGCCTTTTTCATATACTTCCTTTGCTGAGATTCAATTGTGTAGTCTTCTTTTTGCAAATCAGTCATAAGTGTTGGCATCTCTTATTCCCCCTATATTTTCTTTTGCCATTCCTCATCATCTTTATGCTGCCGCACTAATGCCGCGTTGTTTCATGTAATCTACTAAATACTCATTCATTTTGTTTCTGAATCTGTCTTCGAAGAAGCGATCTAGCTTGTCCACTTCATCAGCGAATGTGATTGCTTTTCGTTCGAATACAAGGTATTCAATAAGCAGCCAAGCACTTACGATTCCATCCTTCTTCGCTTCTGTATAGATGTCTAGAATTATCATTAGATCACACTCCTTTATCGATAAATAAATTCGTTTTCTTAACGAACTGGAACGGCAATGTTCCGACGAACCCGTTACGGTTCTTTGCAATGATTAGCTCCACATCGTGAATGTCTTGCACTTCCCTTTGTTCTCTGTCAAAGTAAGCTGGACGGTGTGGGAAGATAATCACGTCTGCAATCTCTTCTATACTCCCTGATTCCCTAATGTCGGACATTGTTGGCGCTTTATCTTGCTTACCCTCTACCCCACGATTAAGCTGCGCTATGAGGATAATAGGTACCTTAAATTCCTTCTGCATATCTTTCAGTTGTTTCATGATGTATGTAAACTTGAGATGGTTACTATCAAATGACTCATCGATATTCACATGTCCTAAGTGATCGATTGCAAAGAGGTGTTTCTTTCCTGGGTTCTCTTTTACAATCTTGCGAATCACTGCACGGATCTCGTTAATATCCTTTTCAGAACGAACATCTATAGGAAGTTCTGTTAATTCTCCACATGCCTTGTGGTACTTCTCCCAATACTCCTGTCTTCCAGCAAAGAATTTATTTGGATTATTCATCGTAGCAACCGGAATCTTCCCTTCTGTTGCAATCCATCTATCGATAATCTTGTCTTCATCCATTTCGCAAGAGAAGAATGTTCCCATATAATCTGGACTCGCTTTTGCACCACGTCGCATCGTTTCTAGTACGAAAGCTGTCTTTCCGACACTCGGACGTGCTGCAACAATAATTAAGTCTGAAGGCTGCCATCCGTCCAACGCTTTGTTAAGACTCGTAAACCCTGTTGGCGTTCCACTCAAGCCTTGTTCTGGCATTTCGCTATGTTGTTTCACCCTTATTTGTAACTTCTCCCTAAAAGACGGCTGAGGCTTTATAGTGGCAACTTGTACATTATTAATCTTGGAAATTAGCTCATTGAGTTGTTTAGAGTTGTGAACGAACTTCGATTTCTCTTTGAAGTTTTCAACCTCGTTCAATGCTTCCTCAATCGCCACAAATTCAATCATCTTATCTTGTGTGAATTTAAAGTTATGACTAAGCACTCCTAATCCGTACACGTTACTTAATGTATTTACACCACCAAACGTTGCCATTCTGTTTTCTCCGACTTGTGCAAGTGAGTTCATATCTGCCGGCTTGTCATCATTACGTAATTCCTTCATCACTTTAAATAAATTTCTGTTATGAGGATTAATGTAATGTTTTGGTTTTAATCTCGTTTCATCTATTAAACTGTTATCTCGCATCATCATGCCGAGACTGTAGCATTCATTTTCGTAATGAACCTGGTACTTATCCATCTGTTACACCTCAATCAAGTAAATTATCAATAGAAATAGCTGTTTGCTTCGGTTTATTAAGTACTGGTGATTTAGGTTGTTCTACATATTCGAGATAGCATTCGTTATTAAAGAATGTAGATGCATGTTTCACGAACTTTGTTTCTGTGCCATTTCTTTTGATGTGATCTACATATCCTTTTACACCAGACATAATGACTTCAAATGAATGTTTCTTCATAGCTGTATTAAATGACTTATATCCTTGTTTTTTATCAATCTTTTTAGGATAGGTTTTCCAAAGGTTTTCAAAGTCTTCAGAATAACTATCACTCACGTTTTTACGTGGGTTATTTATTGTTAATTTAGTTTTGTTAAGTTTAGTATTGTTAGTGTTCATCTCCTGAACAAGGGCTTGTTCATCTCCTGAACCACCCTTGTTCATCTCTTGAACTACCTTGTTCACTGGATGAACAAGGGTACCAACATCATTGATGCAATAAATGTTGGAAGCATGCCCTCCATCCTCACTACTTCGATTCTCCTTAGAGATATATCCAAGTTCGATGAGCAACTTTAATGCATTTAACACTGTGTTTTTTGACATTTTCACTTTCTTACCAATCGTAGATAATGAAGGGAAGCAACTTCCTGTTTCACGGTTGGCATGGCGACAAAGTGACATATAAACCGCCATTTCTTTGTGTGTTAGCCTTTCATCATCCACTATTTCGTTATCTATCATGAAAAATCCGTATTTCCGTCTGTCCTTTAAAGTCATTAGTTCACCTTCTTCATGCAACATTCATAGAATGCGTATTCTTCCATTCCACCAAACTTATATCCACCTTTGATATTCTTGTTTTCGTTATACAAAAAGTCTTTTCTGGTTTTATAAACTGGTCTAATTGGAGTTACATAGTCATAACCTCTTGCTTCTAAATCACGCACTGCTTGTAGAATATCTTTCATTGATCCACGCTTTACTGTTACCTGGAACATCACATTTCCTCCCGTTCACATATCGCAAATCCTTTCAATACTTTCAGGACCCTATACCCTGGGTAACGTTTTGGATTTATATATTTCAAGACATTTTGTTTAATTTCGTCAGTTGATTTGGCATCCTTCCAGCACCAAGCCGGAAGGAGCACTTTACTTTGTTTATCGATCATTGTTCAAATACGATTTCTGGTTGTGATGAAGATCCTTCTTCATTATCTTGTGTTTCTACAGTTGAAAAATCCATCACTACATCATCCGTAATGTCTTTCATAACCGGATCAGAAACATCTTCAGAGTAGGCTTTTTGCATCTCGATAGAGAGAATTCCCCACTTAGAAAGCATGTTACGAAGCACCGTCTTTTTAGCCATTGCATCAAAGTCTTTCTTCCATCCGAAGTCTGATTTACTAAACTTCTTGCGATGATTCTCAATTTGTTCTTTACTCCAGTACACTGTTTTTTCAAATCCATTTACTAACTTGAAATAACCTGCGTAACCGATGATTGCATCTGATTTCTTTTTAGTGAAATCGATTTGTAATTCTTCTGTGAGTGGATTCCATTCAATCAATTCACCTTCATGAACCTCTACCACATTAATCGCTTTATATTGCCCTGTGCGTAGTGCTAATTGAATGTAGCCTTTGTAACCTAGCTGGAAGCTTGCTTTACCACTGTAAGGAACAACCCATGCGTAACCTAAGTTTTTATCTACTGGTAAATCTAATGTTGCTGCTACCATACAAGATGAGATGATACTCATAGGTTCGCATTTTTGTAGATACGTATCACTGCTGTACATATTAATCATGCTGCTTAAAAACTGTGGTGCTTTATCTTTCAGGACTTCATCAAATCGCTGTTTAACACTGTCTGAATTCACAATCCCCTTGAATCCTGTCGGTTGAGATGGTGCCGCTGCATTCGTTCTATTTGCTAATTGGTTTTTAATTGAATTGTTTGTAGCCATTATTTAATTCCTCCTTTAATTGATTGAAAATCTTCTAGATACTGATTCTTTTGCAAATTCTTCATATAACTCAGGATGTTTTTCTTTGAATCTTTTAGTATCAAATCGTTGTGAGTAGACGTTTTTCCAAGTTGCTTTATGATCTCCAATGACTCCTTTTTCTTTGTCACCAATCATTGCTTTTAACTTGTTTTCACGTTCTTTTTTTTGTGTTTCTAACTCTTTAATTTGTTCTGTTATGTTTTTTATAGAAAGAATGTGTTCTTTTGCTTTACTTGGTAAGTCTACTTCTGATCCGTCATATCCTTCTGGATACATTTGCTTTAGTAATTTAGTAGAAGCATCACTACCATCGAAACTAGGCGGTATTTGCTTCTCTATGTGGTTTAACCAAAAATCCTTTTCAATATCGATTAAGTACTGAATGACTTCTTCATCACGATCAATCTTTTTATATAGGAATTTGTTTCCACCAATTAGAACAGCAATCCACCATGCCTTATAACCTGTTACAGCCATATAATGTTGGCACTGGATAAGGTAAGATGCCGGTATTTCATCGCCATCCCATTCCTTTTTTAGATACTCAGATGCTGTTTTGCATTCAAGTCCTAGTTCTTCACCAACAATGAGCCTGTCCACATTTGCGAGCATCCAAGGATATTCAGGATGTTGTAAGATTGCATTGCACTTTCTTACTTTCAATTCAGTTCGTCTACTAAATTCAACTGCAACAATTTCTTCTAATACATTCCCAAAGTAAGCTGCTTCATTCGGTAATTGTTCTTTTGGAATCTCGTTTGTTTTGTCATAATAAACTCCAATTGGAGAACTCCATTTATTTAAACCCGCAATAGCCGCTGCGTCAGAACCACCGATACCTGCTTTTCTCGCTTCTAACCATTGTTCATGAGTCATATCTTTTGTTGTAATTAGTACATTGGCAATCACTTCATTCACCTGCTACTTTCTTAACTGAATGATCCTTAACATACTGTCTGATACAATCTGCTTCTGTATGTATTGGATCTCCATCAAAATCGAGGTATCCTTCACCACGATATATTTCCCCACCACAACTCATGCAACATTCAATTGTATCTTTTGTCGATGAGTCATGATGATTACCACTTATCAATGGATTTTCAATCATTTACCACCTCTCCTTATTTACCGTTAAAGAAAACGTGTGATATAATGTGGGTACGAGTTTTACATTTGTTTTCTCCAAACCGTCCTAGGGGTAGGGCGGTTTTTTATTTTGTTTTGATGCTGTACGCATCATCATGACCAGAAACGAGGTGGAGGGGGAAAGGTGTCCGCTCCTGATCATGATGACAAGCACAACGCTTGTCCTATTTCAGCAAAACCTCTAATACTTCTTTACCGCATCGTTTATGTTCCATATCCCATTTGATTACTAGTTCTTTCTGTCCTCTCAGATCAGCAATTAACTCTTTAAATGAACAGTGCGCCATGCACTCTTTACGTCGTTCTATGTAAGCTTCTTTCTCTTGAGGTGTCATTTGCTTACCTCCTTTAAACCCGACTTAGTTGCCCAAACATCTATCCTATAAATCAAGTAACTTCCAATTGAAATTACAGATCCTAAGATTACTAGTGATAGTGGGTTTTCCATCATTTAAATCGCTTCCTTTCCAAGAAACTTGTTAATGAAGTAAAGCTGACCTTTACCCGTAACTTTTGTTGTGAACTTCGTTTCGAATTCACCATTACTGTTTGTTCTTACATAAGGTTGTTTTTCAAATAAACCCATATTCATTGATCGTTGAGTTGGCGTATTGTACATGCTTCCTTCTTTACTGCATAGGTACCCGTTTTCTCTTAACCATTCGAACAATCTATTTTGACCTGTATCAATTCCTTTTTGTTTTAATAATGTTGCTAGGTCTTTTACTAAGATTGTGTTTACTGATACCTTAACTGCTTCAGCGAATGTTACTAAAGGTTGTTGCTGTAAGATTTTGCGTTCAGCTTCAAGGCGTTTTGCTTGTTCTTCTTTTAAGTTGGTAAGAAGTCCAATCATGAAGTCTGGGTTAGTTACCGCTTGTTCGAGAGCTTGATCTGTCATGTATGCTCCGTGTTTTCTAATAGAAGGAAGTACTTCTTCAAACACCCATTTTTCAAATTGTTCTGCTTGTGGAAGTTTTGATTTAACGATTAAGCGGTATAGATTGGGTTCGTTGATGAATTTCTTATCAACCGTTTGATTTTTCCCTTCAAGGACCACTGGGCAAATCACCCACCCGTCTTCTTTCGTATGTTGCTTAACTGCTTTACGTGGATCTGAATACCCAAGCGACTTTGCAACATCTGTTGCCGGGAAGTATTCTTTCCCCTCTTTAATAAGAATTTCTAAGTTGCCGAACATGTTGTGTGAGAATTTTTGTAATTGATTCATTTTCTTTCCTCCTTAATAGTTCACTTTTTAAGACGTCTCTTTTTGAGACTCTTTGACCAAAAAAATAATTTAATTAATCAATTCATCGATCTTCACATCATATAAATTTGCTAACAGGGATATTCTATGTAAGTTAGGTTCGCGCTTCCCTGTTTCGACTTGCGAATAAGAATTTCTATTTGTATAACCTAACGCCTGAGCTACTTCGGATTGAGTAAACCCTTTTGAATACCTCAGGTTTTTTATCTTGTCAGTGTTCAATTTCATTTGGTTTCACCCTTTGTTTGTTTCGTTGTTTTGAGTATAACACAGTAGGTCTCATTTTGAGAACCCATAAATTTAAAAAATATGAAAAATTTTATAAGTGCTGTCATTTTAAGAAAAAGTGTTGTCATTTTGAGAACATTTTTGTTAAATTTAATTATAAGAGAAGTTTTTATATCATTAGTAAGCTTAGGATTACTAATAACTAATAAGGGGATTAAAAAAATGGATTACAAACTAATTAGTAGACGAGTAAAAGAAATAAGGACAGATATATTAAAAATGAGTCAAAGGGAATTTGCTGAAGCGTTAGGAATGCAAAGCAGATCAGCCGTTTCAATGTGGGAAAATGAAGAAAGTGAAAAATGCCCTTCTAAAAGACTAACTTTGGAAATTGCTAAATTGGCCAATGTGTCTGTAGCTTATATTTTAGGCGAATCTGATGAAAGGAATCCTGATATAACAGCTAAGGACGACTTGGAACAAGTGATGAAGGATATACGATCTAAGAATCCAGAAAAACAAAAAGAACTTATTGAGATGATAAAAAGACTAGTAAAAATATCAGGCGATTGATAGCGTTAAATGCTACCGATCGCCTCTTTTATTTTTAATAACATCTCATATGATTCTGCATTGCCGTTATGTGCTGTGTTAAAGATTCCTTGTAAGTTGTTTTCAATTTCTATTAATTCTTTTTCTAATTGCTCTTTAGTCATCCCGAACCCCTCCAAAAATATTGTAATTTATTACCATAAATTCTGTTTTTAAAGATTCTCAAAAAAACAGAACATCCCCAGAAACTACGAATGCGACCACCCGTAAGGATGATCGCATTCAAATCTATTATATATTTTATTATATCATTAAATCTTACCAGCCGCCTGGATCAACCATCATTCGTTGAACTACTTGTTTTGGTGCATCTTGATTAGATTCTTCTTGATTATCAGCGGTGAACGTGAACATTCCTGCCATTAACAAAATAGGTAAAAGTGCTAAAAATTTCTTCAATCATTTCACCTCTTCTCTAAAGATAATTATACCATTTTTTCAAGAATAGCCCAAGTATCTTTTAGCCAATTGAGAGTAAAATATGTCACCTTTTTGCAATAGGCTTTCAAGAGCTTCTTTCATTAAAGATTCACTATCACATGCCATCGCTAAATATACTGTTTGTATAGCGCTCAACTTCCCGTTTTCGTCTTTTAATTCCATTAATAGTTTTTTAGCTTCTTTTTTAAACCCTTGTCTAATTTTTAAAAATGCTAACTCAGCTTTATGAATTTCTGTCAAAGTATCCATTTCTTTTGCGTGATATATTTTCAAAAAAGAAAGAGTGTATTGGTACATTTCTCTTTTTTCTTTAATACCTACAAAATCCAAACCATCTAATGATTCATAAGCTTTGAGCAAATACTTCTTAGACTTCTCGTAGTCTTCAAATATATAAGACTCGCCTAATTTAAAATAAGCAATCGCTTGAGGTAACAAATAGTAAGGATTAAGTTGACATGCACTTAGCATCTCATTGCATTTGTTACGAGCTTCTTCTATGTTACCTCTTCTTAAGTGAAGAACAGCTTCAGCTTCTTTTAAACGTAAATCAAATGTTTTTTCGATAAATTTATTAGATATAAGTTTAATATTTGACTGGATTTCATCCATTTTGTTTGATATTAATTCATGATTTCCAGTCTGATATAAGAGTTGACATAATAATAAATCAATCAAGACTTTCATTTCTAAAGTGTTTGTCTTCTTATTTTTCTCTCGCATCAAGTTATAGAACTCAAGAAGCTCTACTTTCTGAGTATATCTTTTGTAAATCAGATCATAGACATTAGCCCATTCTTTATTGGTACCTGTTTTTGATTCCTTTTCTTGTTCTACAATCTTCTTCAGTGAGTTAAAATCTCCACGTAAAGATAGATATTCCATAATTTCTCTTCTGTTTTTAGGTTTTGCAACTTCAGCGTATTTCGAAATGAATTCGCTTTCTGTTTTAATCCCTTTTTTCAACAAAGCTAATGATGTAGAAAGATACGAAAACCGCATTTGTCTTTTACCTTTGAATACATCAGATACACCGCTTGGAGATATTCCCCAAGATAACGCTAACTTACTATTCGTGATTCCTGCTAAACATAAATCCCCTTTGAGACTGTTCAATAATTTTTGCACAACATTTGTCCTCCTTGTTGGACAAAAAAAGACACGTCACCCCAAAATTTTACATATAAAGGAAAACGTGTCACTCTCACTCTGAGTTGTGTTATAATATGTATGTACAAGATCCGCGACAATGTTCCCTAGGCTGATTAGGGGGCAGTGTAAGAGTGCGACCAACACTACTTACACCGTGGGTCTTTTTCTTTGCGTCCGTTTTTTAGTTACTTTCATAATAACACAAATTTCCCAATATTCGGTCATAGAGTTATCAGATAAATATTGAGAAAGTTTGAGAAACGATATATATCAACGTTTCTCATGTTTCACGGATTAAAATATGCAATCATGCATTTTCGTATTGAAAGACCTCACATGAATATTTTACCACCAATTCGACAAAAAGAGAACATAAGTTCTTATTTTTTATTTTCATCGGGGTTAATAATTAATCACTATACTATAAATGACAATAAATCTATCATTTATAGTATATCGATATCCCTATAACTATACTGATAGTATGAAAACTTTAGGTGAAACTTTAAAAAAACTCAGAAAAAGTCGTTCATTAAGACAAGCGGATTTAGCTCATGATCTAAATCTCAGCAGAAGCCAGATTAACAATTATGAAAATGGTTTTTCTGAACCTGACCTTGCAACTTTATTTCGCCTCTCCTCCTATTTCAGCGTATCATTAGACGTGCTTACTGGACGAAATGACGCTGTTGATGATGAAATGCTACATAATACTATCTTCGGTATTCAAAAAACGTATGCGGCGTTATCTGAAAGCCAAAGAAAGAATTTTTGCAAACAACTCGATCATTATGTGAGATTTTTGAGTGAATGCGATGATCTGTTGTGATTTGATTTCATTTTAGAAGAAATCTTTTCCAATATCCAGTGGTAAAATTTTACATAATATTACCAAATTTGACAGTGAGAGCTTAGGCTCTCTTTTTTTAATTTATTCGACACAATATGACAAAATAGTTGTAACTGAATTTGTTATGCTTGTTTAAGAATCTTGCATTTTGGAGGGAACAATTAAAAATGGCAGAAGATAAAAACGAGAAAAAGCCTAGTGATGATAAACTTGCTAAACAAGCGATAGCTAGAAGATATCAAAATTATACACCTATCATCAGAGCTGGATTTGAAGAGAGTAAATCAGGATATGCTACTATCACAAAAGACCACATTCAACTTTTTGATTATGATAAAAGTATTGATGATGTTGTTAGCTTAGTTACACATCAAATTTCAGACTATGACAATGTGACAATTGATCACTTTGCTATAAAATCTATATTCAAATTCAAAGGTATAAATAAAACGTTTGAACTTACAGCAAAAGAAGACGGCAAAAAGATTGAGAGTTTTATTAAAAACAACACAAATCTTGAAACACACCTAATTCAAAGGAAGTTCCGCAATAAAATACTTGGGTTCCGATCTAATACTAAATGGAAAATGGTTGTAGCAATCGCTGTGTATTTATTTATCACTGTTGCTACAATTAGCGCGATTTTTGATAAGAAAGAAGAGAAAGCCGCTTCTACTAATGTAAAAACTTCTCAAAACGATAATAAATCAGTTGAAAAAACTCATAAGAAAGAAGAAAAGCCAAAGGAAACAGTTTTAAAAATGGATAATGGTCGTAATGTAAACATGGAGATTTACAACAAATACAATGTGAAATATCAGTCTTATGAACCAACTGACCTTAAAGATTCAAAGGATAAGGATGTATTGGAACATTTTGAAAAAATGGCTCAGAAATACAATATGTCTGTTCCTGAATACATAGAAAAGGAACATGAAATTGTTGCTGCTAATGTTAAAAAAGCTCAAGAAGAAAAACAAAAAGCTGATGAAGAAAACAAAAAACGAGCTAGTGCTGGGAAACCAACAATATCTAAAGATGAGTTTGACAGAATTGAAAACGGTATGACATATGATCAAGTAAAAGAAATCATTGGTAGCGATGGTGAAGTTTTATCTGAAAGTGGAGATAAAGGAACAGAGTTTTACACAGTCATGTATATGTGGAAAGGTCAAGGCACATCAGGAGCAAATGCTAACTTTATGTTCCAAGGTGGTAAGCTTACAAATAAGGCGCAATTTGGATTAAAATAAGACACTCATTTCGAGTGTCTTCTCTTTTTGTCTTCTTTTTTCGTCAATCTTCTGCTATGATTGAGGGTAGATACATAGATTTTTAAACAACTACTTTTATATAAAATTAAAAAACCCCCGGCTCAGTTTTTAGATGGTCGATAGGTTGGTCGCCAAGACACCATTCTAAAAACTCCGAAAGCAGAGGTTTTGTAAGTTACGTTATTAAGTTGTTGCTATCTATATTGATAGTATCATAACTTCAAAAAAACGTAAATACAAATCCTCTACTTTCCTATACCCAATTTTAAGCCGGGGAGGAAAATGGAGGATTTTTTGTTATGACTAATGATATTTTCAAACACGCTCGGAAACGAGGACATAGTGTAGTAGAGAACGCTTTACTTGACGATTGCAAACTGACAGGAATGGCGAAATACCTTTTAATTCAATTCTGTTCGCACCGAGAAGGTTCTTGGAAGATTACTATGCCTGACATCATCAACCGTTCTAAAAACGGACGTGACGCACACTACAATGCACTTACAGAGTTAATACATAATAGATACGTTGCTCGTGTGAAAGTTTTGGACAAGGGCAAGCATAAAGAACAAATCTATATTTACGGACAAGTAAAGGAAGATGTGGCTGAAATATTAGAAGAAACGATTCAAGAGCAATATTCACTTGGATATCAACTTCGTGTGGAGTTCGGAGAACCACTTCCTGAAATCCAGGATACGGTTTCCGAAGGTTCGGAGAGCTCCGAAAAACCACTTCCTGAAAATCCGAATGTGGAAATCCCGAATCCGGAAAGTCAGTACATTATAAATAACCAAAGAAAAAATACCAAAAAAGAAAATACCAATATATATATAAATGATATAGCGAAAATTGATGATGATAAGCGAAGCTTCTCTTCACCTGCCCTAACCGAAGAAGAATTAAATTTAATAATCAACTCTCTTCGTGAAGCTACAAAAGATGAATTAACAGATCGAAGCTTTAAATCTGTTTTACGAAAAGTAATGGATAAATACAACCAAGGTAAGGTTACTAACTTTAGGGATTACTTAATTTCGGCTTTAGCGAATAAAATTGAAGACTTGGAACTTCGTAGAATAAAAGAAAATGCGAAAAAGCAATTACATGAAGACAAAATTGATCGTAGTTTAATAGCACAATCTTTATCCGAACACAAATATACAGGCAAAGTACCTTTCTTTGATTGGTTGGCATCATGACCGATTTAGAAAGATAACCACATTGAAATTTCACATACCATATCTGTTGTGAAAAAGAGATTTTTCGGTTTGTAGGGGATTTTAACGAATCTTAGGGAGGACAAGCCTATGTCTGCCCTACCTCGCAATATGCGTTTTTGTAGATATTGCGAAGGCTTTGCGATGCCTTATGACCTCACTGAACAAAAATCAATGAATAACCAATGATAAATTTATCGTTTTTGGTATATTTCGTTGAAAACGAGCGTAAATATCTGTTAGAATCAAAGATATCAATGATTAACCATTGGTTTCGAAAGGGGAATGAATATGATTTTAGGGAATCCATATGCGATTGACTTAGGAAATGGCTTTACAAAACGTGCTTCTAAGAAAAATAAAGCATTAGAAGCTGATGTTATTACAGAATTATCGGTGCTAGCGCCAGTAGATGATTATTACAATGAAGCTGAATTTACGAAAATCGAATTAACAAACACTGACTTTTCATACTACATAGGGGAGGAAGCAAGAAAGTCTAAACTTCCACTTGTGCGCGCTTTAGGAGAGAACAAAGCGAAGCGTTATGAGGACCCAATATTTAAGAAACAATTATTCGGATTCATTGCAAAAGACTTTAAGAAAAGTGTTACTATCCCGTTACTTGTTACTGGTCTTCCGGTATCTCATTTTGGAAACCAACGTGAGTCATTGCAAAAAGTAGCTATGGAAGAAACGGCTGTTAAAGTAAATGGTGAATTAATCACAATCAAAGTAAAACAATGCTTAGTAATTCCACAACCCGTCGGGACGCAATATTATTTAGTTAAAAAAGACATCATCAAAAAAGAAGATCGCATCCTTATTATCGATGGTGGTTTTGGTACATTCGATGTTACTGATATGTCTGGCAATGCTGTTATCGATCGTTTAGGAACTGAATTAGGCTGTGAGAAAGCATTCATGACTATTGAGCAAATTGTTCGCGATAACATCGGCGAAACTCCTGATCTAAGCGTTTCTAACATGCACTACATCTTAGAGAATGGCTATAAGTATAACGGCTCTCTATACGACTTATACACTCACAAGGACGTAGCTGAAAATGTTGATGCTGAACTACAACGTCATTTTGAAGCAGCGCTTCGTGAAGTTTCTCAAAAATTTAATTTAGCGGTGTACGATAAAATTGTATGGACTGGTGGAATGGCTGCACTTCATAAGAAACGTATTGAGAAGAAACAAGAGCAATTCCCGACGTTTGCAGTTTTAGAAAACGGTCAAGAAGCTAACCTATTAGGCTACTACTATTTAGGATGTGATGTCTTTGACAAACTTACAAAAGAAAAAGCTTCAAATTGAGCTGAACCCAAAGAAAGATAAAACAATTTATAACCTAATTGTTAAATTGGAACAGGAAGGCGAAGGAGAAAAAGGATACGTTAACAAGCAAGTTAAAAAACGGCTAGAAATGTATCAAGTGCTTTCTGAAGTAGCTGGAGAAGATGATCCAATTGAATTAGTGAAAAAACTGTTAATCAACATTAAAACTCATGGTGTACAGAACGATGCAGGCGAAGATGAAAAGCCTTCTGATGATGCTGTAGATAGTGCAATGAACTTAATCGCAGGATTAAATGACTGGTAAATGATTATGTTAGAAAAGAATTAAACTATATATAGCCTCCTCTCTCCTACCTCTTTTTTTTCATGGAATACTGGAATTATGGAAAAGTGTCCCTGAGATAAAAGAGAGGGAGGAGGTGAATTTTCGAAAGAGGGGAGCATCATGACAAATGTTAACCCTATGTTCGAACCTTCTAGAAAATCTACTACAATAACAAACTTACAACCTCGTAAAACTCGTTCTGATAAGAAAAAAGATGTAAAAATCCCCGTAAATGAAATACAAAGACAACTAATTAGATCCTCAGCATTCAAAGAAGGAATTACAACTACACAATACATGTCTAAATTAATCACAGAACACCTCAGAATCGATTATATAAGCGAAATACATGCATACGAATATAAAGACACTAAAAAGTACATTCATGCGAAATTGGAGCAGGAAACACATTCTAAGCTTGTCCAATTAGCTATTGAATGGGGAGTGTCACAAAGAGCAGCAGCAACACGTATTTTATGTTTTGCATTACGCACAATGTGAGGTGACAGCATGTACAGTAAATACGATGTGATGACAAAAGAAATACAGCTTATGAGCGTTAATAGCTGGTGGAAAAAAACGAAAATTGAATGGAGTTTAAAAGAGAAATATAAGTTTGAAGTTAAAATGTTAAAGATCTATCTTTTCCGTATGAGTATTATCATTGAGGATATGGAAGAAGAAAATTGTGAATGTGGTGCTAGTGATCTTGCTGAAATACTTGTAGAAGATTTTCTTGAGCATATACGATCTAAGAATAGTATGGAACAGCTATTTCAAATTCTAGAAAGTAAGAAACACTATACAGAACATGAATTAGAATTTAATGAAGATGATGAGCGATACGGAACAATAACAGTAAAGATTGATAGAAAGACTTTGCGAAGGATTGAAGTATTTTTCTCTGATATGGCTAACTTATTCCCCACACATGGCTACACAGCAGATAAATTGATTAATATTTTGATGTGTGACTACATGAAGTATTATGCTGAAGAACCGGGAAAGAAACTATCTTTGTTAAAACGTAGATTCTCATGATGTTTAGAATTCCTATTTTCGGGATGTTTAAAAAATGAAATCTTTGACCACTCTTGTACTAAGAACTTAAAAACAGGAGTGATTAAGATGAGATGGCTTATTTCTGGTAAAGGGAGAAAGTCAAAGCTCTCCAATTTTCTGGAGAAAAACAAAATTACTCAACAAGAATTAGCAGAAAGAAGTGGAGTTAGCAAGTCTACGATCAGTCGTGTATGTCAAGGAGATAAATTTTCACCAACTATGAAAAATGCACAAAAGATTATTAAAGCATTGAAGAAATTAACAAATAAAGATGTCCATTATGATGATTTTTGGTTGTAAATAAAAAAGGGCCGAATCAAAAGAGTTGTTTTTTTAATAAAGTGGTTAACGGAAAAATATCAAATTTTCTGTTTTAACTATTGCAATGCGACAGCGCACGTGATATATTATGAATAAGAAATGCGACAACGCATAATAAAGAAGGAGGAAGTAACGATGAACGTTATGAAAAAAGCTTGGGAAATCGCTCGTAAAGGTCAACGGAATTTCGGTGGTAAAGTTAAAGAGTATTTTACTCAAGCTTTAAAAATGGCGTGGAAAATCGTGAAAAAGAGTATGAATAATTTCACTTCTATCTTTAATGCAATAGAAAAAGATGCAAAGAAACAGGCTCAAGAGTTTTTTAAAGGGTATATACAATTAATGCAATCTCGTGGAGTAAATATCCTTAACTTAAAAGATACATCAGCAACAATGTGTGCGCCTAACGCTCCACAAGTAAGTACTTATGTATTGTGCGAACAAGATTCTTGGGTTGATGGTGTTGCAATGTATCGTGCGGGAATCTTCATTGAAGATAGTAACGGTAGACGATTAATCAACCAAGAGGTAATTACTTTTAAGGAGTCGGATTATATATGCTAGATCACATCATTGGTGTGGAGGAAGCAGCCGAAATTTTAGGGCTTTCTCCTGGCACTGTAAAAAACAAATGCGCCGCAGGAGAATTATTAGCTAAGAAAATAGGTAAAACGTGGATTCTTGATAAAAACATATTAGTGGGAATAGTAATGGAAAATCAATTGAGAAAAGAAATATTTGGCTTAACTTCATCTGAGGAATACACTCCACATTGGGTGACTGAAAATATTGATTCTTTAGTTAAACAAGGTGTTAAATTATCTAAAAAGAATCCTAATTATACTATCGAACAAGTTGCTTTTAAGATCGTTGATTCTTGTTACTAATAATTAAAAAAAGAGCCGACTCCACGAAGGAGCCGGCTCTTTGCTATAGTTTTTGAATCCATACACCGTAGTTAGGAAACGTTTCTTTCAACTTAGAAAGCACTTCATCTGCCCATTCTTTTGAGTTGAAATCGCCAATAGTAATTCGGTGTGCAGAACCTTCCAAACAAACTTCCCACACACCATAGTTTGGGAATAGTTCTCTCACTTTTGCTTCTACATCAGCTGCCCATTGTAAAGAGTCGAAATCCCCAATCTGAACACGATATGCTTCTTCTTGAGCTTGTACTTCTTGAACGGGGTATCCAATAAACCAATTAAGATCTTTGTTACCAACCAGATAATTCAAATCGCATTTACCGATTCCAGGAACATGACCAGTTTCGGTATACTGCCAAATATCACACGCATATTTAGGTTTATTACCACCATATCGTGGAATCCATAGAAAATCAGCGTTCAATCCACTTAAACCATAATTTTCGTACATATGATGACTTAGATATAAACCAACTTTCCAACCTTTTGATTTACAACGATCAATGAAAGCTTGAGATGCCGTTGCGAGGTTATTAGCTCCACAGGATTGTAATGTATCATCTTCTACATCTAATACAAGAAACTTAGCGTTCTGGTTTGTACGAGCCATGAAATCATCAGCTTCTTTAATTGCATCGTTAACGGAAATATAGCATCCATAAGCATAAGCAGCATGCGGAATACCATACTCCTCTAATTTAGCTACATACCGCTTATACCACTCATCTACTTTGTTTGATCCATATTGAACTCGACAAATAGCTAAATCTAATTGTGGTGCTGCTACTGCCCAATTGATATCACCATTCCATTTTGAAATATCTACAATGTGTCCCATTACTCAACATCTCCTTTTAATTTAATTAAAAAGAGCACTGTCTCATGACAATGCTCGTAATAAACCTTTTTTATTTAATTGGATATGATAACGAAAACGCTACATAGTGAGTAGTTGCTTCAGGGAGATACATGGAGAGCTTACCCTCTTTAGTTACTAACACCGTAGCAGCTACTGGGAGATTGACATTTGAGGAAAGGAAAGCATTTGCCGCAAAGTAGGAATCTTGATGGGGAGCAATGTCAGGAGTGATTTGAGCAAGCACTTGCTGAGCCTTAACTGAGCGGACAGCTCCCGAAATATGCACCAAGTTACCATGTCGTCGAAGCTTTACAGGTGTATCAGTATCCGCTACTGCATTTGTAATAATAAGCTCTTCCCAAGGTACATCATCCTCATAAAAAAGCCCTTCACCATCCATCCAAATACTACTTCCATAATTACCTTTATTTAAGAAGATAGCGCCCGCTGCCTTGTCCTCACTGAAGAATCCCGGGATTAAGCCATAGCGTTGTTCCATCTCTTTGATTACCTCTTGTTTTACCTCGTTATAATTTGTAGCCATTATTCAACATCTCCTTTTCCATCTTCATGATCTGACCAAACTCCTAATGCAATACCAAACATATAAATTGCTTGTTGTACTTTTTCTAAATTACCTTCGAATCCAGTGACTCCAAATGCTGATAATACCAATCCAAAGCATGAAAAAAGCGCAACCCATGTTTTCCAGTTACGCAAACGTTTTTTGATATTTTCTTTATTCATTTTTAATTTGTCTCCTTTTCTAAATTGTCGAGTCTCTTATGTGCTTGTTTAGAACTCTCTTCTACTCGTGCGACTCGCTCGCCAAGTGCGATCATTTGTTTTTCATTCGCTTTTAAATCAATTCGAATGTCATCCACTCCTTTGCGAATATATCCTAACTCTGCTTTTACTTCTGCACTTTGCTGGCCATCTGACTTGATTGATTTTGTTTTGTTAAGCGAATACGCAAAATAACTGATAGCTAGGGATAGTATTGCAACGAGAACCCCAATTTCAATTGTCATTCGTTCATCTCCTTTTAAAATAAAAAAGACCAGCGATAGCTGCTCTGTTTTTTAATTGCTATTTTTATAATTCTCCTGGTGGTGTAGTCCATCCGCCTCCTGTTGAACTGGTACCAGGGTCAATCCCGTTATCTCTAAGCTTCCTTTCAAGATCACCTATTCGAAGTTTTAAGATATCTATTTCATCGCTAGCTTCATAGTATTTAGTTACATAGCGATCACGTTCTTTCTTAGTAGCAGCTATGGAAGTTTCTAATTGTGTTATTTTAAAGTTAGCATCTTTATAGGAATTCTGTAAGTTAAGGTTTTCTGCTCTCAGCGACTCGTTTTCCTTTACTTTTTCATTCAACTCACTAAGACGTATGTTATCTTCTTCACTCTTCTTCTTAGCGTCATCTACATACTTCTGCATATCATTAACTTTTGTTGTCATAGCGAATAACTCTACAGATTTATTTGACAGTGCTAACTTTAGATCTTCATCTGTTACATTAACTTCGTCTGGCATTTAATCACTCCTATCTGTATTTTGGCAAAACTAGTCTGTCTCACCTCCTTAAATATCTTATTAACCATAAAACTTTTTAGGAAGTATAATTCCGTTAACGAATGTTGTCTTAGCTTCGAATTTTAGAAATTCTTGAGATAATGCGTTGTACACTGTCTTAGTAATACGCATCTTCTGAGATGATACTGGGTAGGTATCAGGAAAGTAGACATTAAAGCGTCTCCCTAGTCTGATCCGCATAAAGTCTTTTACATCACGAAAAGCTTCAATAAACTCGGGGGTGTCTTGGATATCCATAACATCAACCTCAAAAGATATTTCAGGATTGTAAGCCATTTGGTACTGTAAAGTCCCTTTGATCTGATTGACACGGGATAGCAATGCTTGAGCAATTAAATATCTCACAGTATCTATACTGTTTACACTTTTAGCCGCATCGTAGTCATCCTTAGATAGCATGTCTGAAAAGTCAACAGGTACAGTTCGAACATAAGGGAAATCTTGAGCGAGACCACTTACAATGTTTACACTCTCCGAAGGAATTGCTTCATGACTAGGTCTCCCGTCTGTGGCATGTCTTAAGCTGACATAGACTTCTTTAGAGCCTGAACTTCTTGTGGTATCTGATTGTGGCGGATCCCAGTTGTATATTACGTAAGGCATGATATGTGTCACAGCTTTAGAGTTGTCTATGGAGTAATGGAAGTTTCTAACGTTTTGATTTATCTTAAAAGGTAATTCATCCTCTTTATTAACTCCACTGTATCCCCCGATAGTTCCTTGAGGATAAATAAACACCCTATTACGAACCCTCTCAAGCTCTCCCCCTACTTGCTCAAGCAATCCTTTGTCTCCTAGCAGTTGATCCATAAAGGTTGCATTGTTTCCCCAGACTGCACCTTTCTTAATGTTTAAACTATCGTTAATACGAAGAATGAAAGGAGGGTTATACCCTAAAGGAAATGATGTCCCTTTCTGTAACCAATAAAGCATTTCTGATGCTGTAAAGAATTGTGTACCCATGTTAGGGGCTATCACTCCGTTTAGGTCGTAGCTTATATGTTGTGCGTATATCCTCATCATTTCGGAATCGTCATATTCTATTTTATATATTCTAAAGAGGTCATTGTCATTTACAAGCCCAGGAATCGTCTGAATAGCTAGAACCCTCCCTACTTTGACCTCTTTAATGAAAGGATGGTCTAAAGGTACTTCCGCATAACACTCATAAGCTCCGTTAAGCTCATGAGTTATTTCACATTTTGTAGCAAATCTAAGGATAGCGTAACCGTTCCAGTTAGACCAATTAATGTAGGTCTTCTCCCAGTCTATAGCACCACCTGTAAGATAAACATAATCTGATTTTCTAGGTGACTCCCCCAGCACTCGGGGGAACACTTGAGGGAGTTTCATTTGAGGGGGTTGTAATTCTGCCATGTTCAATCCTTTCTAGGAAACTAGAAACTTGTTTCTATAGTAGAATGTAGCTCCTTTGATTCCTTTGAAGTTGTAATAAGTCCAATCAGAAGAAATATAGGGGAAACCTCCCTGAGTATATCCATTGTAGAATACCCATTGATTAGGGTTTGCGTTATCGGTAGCTCTTACTATCATTGTTTCAGTATCTATAAGAACCTTATTTAAAGCCCCTGCAACTTGAAGATCAACCCAGAAGGTTGAATAAACACCGTTTTTGTAGGTTGTATCTACTTGAATCTTAGTAGCTGTTTGGTCTACGTCGAGTAATATTGTCGGAAACACAGGAGCGTTTTCATCGATATCTCTAAACGATACGGAGTTAGAAGTATTTGGGACATCTAGTGTGACTTTACAATGCGTATAACTCGGCTGCAACCATGCTGCATTCTTAGAAACACTATCCATAATAACAACATTGATTAACTGACCGGATCTGTTAGAAGCTCCTTCTGCATCAGCTCTTATATAGGTAACCGGAGTAGGGACCACATAATTGAAAGAGCTGACCTTTCTGAAATAATTATCAATATTTCCCGTTTCGGATAAACTTAGATGCTTATCATAGTTCGAACGATGATCAAACTGACGAGTGCCTATACGAATAGAGTTAAACGAGGCAGTCTTATCAACTTCCTGACTCCAGAACCCTAAATTGTATGTAAGTTCTACCCTTAAGTTTCTAGAGGAAAGCTTATCTTTTTTTTGTTGGTCAGTAGTTAACCCTTTAAAGATATTAGGGTCGATAGATTGAGCTATTGCAAAGATATCCCAAGCAGTCTCATATACTGCAATAGTAGATACGTTTATAGAGTGCTGTGAAGGTTTTGCGTTTCTGAATAAGCCCAATTCCCTGATTCGTGAGGAAGATTTAGGAGGAACTTTGATACACAACTCAACTGCTTCAGCATCAGCTGGGATATTGACTTGATGAGAAACGGTTTTCCACCCAAGAGACACCATAGTTACAGTACCCGCTTTGCGATACCTCACAGATACTTGTGCGCTTCCACCCTCTAAAGTGAAATTACAATATAAAGGTTTTCCTCTTAAGTCCGTATTCGGATAGGTAGCATCTTCATTTACGATAGTGGCGTCTACAGGCGCCCAAAGTTTATAGTAAAGTAAATAATCTTCTGTATCATGGTCATTATACATCGTGAATCTGTTTTGAGTTCTTCGTGTATATTTTGGACGTCCTCCTGTGTCATAGGTTACAAGGTTCCGCCAAGAAGATTCCCCGTTGTAGTATTCTCCCCATCCAAGGTAACCTCCCCAAGCTCCTGAAGATACCGGGTTAGTCCAACAGGATCGAATAAGGTTACGATCATTAGAGGTGATGTCTGCCTCCTTAACAGTTCCAATACTTACATATGAAGTGGTACTTGTACTTGATAGTACGCTGTACTCTTGAGAGGTAGCGCTGTCACTAAACTGTGCAGACTCATATCCGACAGTACTAGTCTGATTTCCTACACTCCCCGGATTATACCCTAAGACACCTATAGAGGGACAATACGACTCCGAAGGTTTAACGGTCTTAGAGTACGTATAAGTTGCATTGCTTGTTCCGATGCTTACTGTCTTAAGGTCTCCATACCCGAAGGGGTCACACAGGAAACTTAATTTGGTAAACCATTGCTGAGTCTGAGGATGCCACTCCCAAGAGAAGGGCGCAATAGTTTTAACTTTGAAAGTTGTATTAGGCATATGGTGAAACTTTAAGTGTCCTTCAGGCTGATAGATAGGTAGAGATACTACAGTGTTAGGAATATCAACATTAGTCATTGAGTAACCATACCCGTACCTAAGCCACTTGATAATATCACGTTTCTTCTGAACATCTGGAGTCATTCCTCTAGAGCGGAACCGTATTCCGAACTCTATTGTAATGTCGTCATATGTGCCATCAGTGTGCGTTAGCGTACTATGCCTTCCTCTAATGTAAACCTGGTCAGATCTAAGTTGTGCCGTCTGAATCTTCGGTTTACCCATCATGTAAACTTCATAGTCTAACAATGAGTTTTTCGTCATGTACTCAAAGTTAGGTTGGGCAGTTTGCTTGCCGTCATTTATTGCGTCATCATGTGTGTATATCAATGAGAGTTCCCCTTTCTTGGACTCCCTCAGTGATTACACTCTGAAAGGAGTCCTGTTACGTCTATCGTATTGTGCATTTCTTGGTTGTGTATACTTATCAGTTGCCCGAGCTATTGCGTTTCCATCCACATAAAGTGGAACATCCACAGTGACCATTACAGATTCTTGCTGCCCTGCCATAGCAGAACCTATTCTTCCTGCTGATCTACTTGCGGATAGTTGACCATTTATAGCCCGTGAAGCTCCGACTGCTGAAGCTAATCCTCCGTTGACAGCTCCTATTGTTCCAGAGATTGCCTCTTGCAAGCTTCCTGCAAAGAACTGTAATGGTAATCTATTAAACTTGCCTCTCGTTTCATCTAAGATATCGAACCCAAAAGGTGAGCGTGGCATTGTTTCCCCGATAGAATTGTTTTCAGGGTCAATCATATACCGTCCGCTTCCACTACCGAACCAATTCATTGGATTCAGCTTTGATCCGATATCTGACATGGTACTCCAGAGAGAGGAGGACATCGCGGTGATACCCCTGATGAGTGACTTTATAAGACCTGTCCCGATGTCATACCAATCAAGGTCTTTCAACCACTTGACAGCCGCCTTAAAAGCGTCTGCAATCTTATCAGGCACTGACTTGACAGCGTCCCATATAGCACCAGGGAGACCTTTAATATTGTTAGTAGCAAATGAGACAACGTCGCCTGCCCACTTGCCTACGTCTTTAAGGTGACTCTTTGCGAAGCTGGCGAATCCTTCAATAACTGACGTCAGTATCTTCTTGATTCCTCCTAGAAGTCCTTTCCCAACCGTAGCATCAATAAAACCTATGATACCTTTCCAGATACCTTCAAAGATATTTTTAACACCTTCCCAGACCTTACTCCAGTCACCTTCTATGATTCCGCCCACTGTTTGAATGATACCCATGATAACTTTCATGGCTCCCTCTATCATCAGTTTTATTCCTTCCCATATCGGGATAACAATAAATTTTATGACAGTCCATAGGGCGTTCCATGTAGCTTCTATTTCTTTGCCGTTCTCGTCAATGAAAGTCTTTATAGTTTTCATTTGCTCATTGAACCAGGCTAAGTTTGTTTCCCAAATAGGTTTGATGATGTTCCACATTTCAGCCATAAAATCCTTGACTTTAGAGAGGGCATATTGGAAATTCTCAAATGATGTATTTGCGGCTTTTTGATCTTCCCCTACTTTGACAAGTGTCTGCCCAAGTAGTGCCGCTTCTTTAGCCGCTTCTTGTTGTTTAATCTTGTATTGCTCTTGAGTCATTCCACCTTTAGCAAATTCAGCGTCCAAAGCTTTCATTTTCTGTTCAAGGATTCCTGTCTCTGTAGTATTTGCTGTGAGTTGATTCTTAGCTGCTTCTAGTCCTGCACGATACTCATCTTCTGTAATCTTGCCTTGTTGTTTCTGTTGAAGTAATAATGCTTCTTGTTGAGCAAACTTTTGTTGCTCCGTTTGCAATAGCTTTGTAGCTTCAACTACATTACCCAATGGATCAAGAGATTCCGACATCTTGGTTATCCAAGCACCAAACCCATTAGTGGAACTCGTAAGCATAAATTCTAATTTTGAGAAACCAATAAGTCCTAAATTCTCGAGAGCTGATTGCGTATTGGCAACAGCGCCTGATAGGTTGTTAGACATTACTTTCGCCATTGTTTCCGCAGAGCCAGAGGAGTTATCTAGCATCCCTTTGAATTTATCAAATTCACCTACACCGTTTTTCAAAACCATTATCCATCCCGCGTAAGCTTCCTCGCCAAAAATTGCCTTTGCCGCCGCTATCTGTTGTGAGTTCGATAGTGCATTAAACTTAGGAGATAGTTCATCAATGATAGTACGGATATTCTTCATAGACCCGTCTGCGTTGGTTGTCTCTTGACCTAAGTCCGCTAAAGCATTCGCCGCCGCCTTCGGAGGTTTAGCTAGTCGAGATAAACCTGCACGAAGGGCAGTACCTGCCATAGATGCTTTAATACCACCGTTAGCAAACTCCATTGCTAATACTGTAGTCTCCTCGATATTCATGCCGAAGGTATCAGCAATAGGAGCAGCGTATTTCATAGTTTCCATTCATGTTATCTCAAAGGCTCTTTATCCTTTGATTCTCATAGTTTCCTATGAGGTCAGACTATATCATCATCTCAGTGAGATGCTAGGCGCTCGTGGGAGTTTCTTCCGTTCTGGATTACTCCTCCTAGTCGTTACACGTTTCTTTCATCCCTGAAAGACTTCGCTCGGGATTGCCATGTTGATATTGTACTAAGAAATATCAATTTAGGTTTCCCCGAATTCACCTAGTTTGCTAATAATGTCACCACTATTAGGGGCAAAACTATGATACCCAGTTGTTCAACGTTTAAGTTAGCCGCCGCTGATCCTTTGGCAAACACATCAGCCATGCGACCTGCCTCTTCAGCTTTCATCCCAAACGGTGTCATAGTGTCAGTCACTATGTCAGCCGCTCTAGCAAGGTCTAAGTTCCCTGCAGTGGCTAAATTTAGTAAGGGTTTCGATCCAGCAATCATATCGTTAGCTGTCCACCCTGCTGTAGCCATATACTCATAAGCTTCGGCTACGTTGGTAGCGCTCCATACAGTAGAAGCACCTAGCTCTCGAGCATTAGCTCCAAGCTCCGCCATCTGTAGAGACGTGGAATCAGAGATAGCTTCAACAGTTGACATCTGCTTAGTATATGACATACCGGCACTTACAGCACTTTCTAAGCCTTTTTTTACAAGTGCAATACCACCAACCGCCGCTCCGATAGCTGCAAGTTGAGTAGCTGCACCTTTAAACATAGAACCCATACTCTCAGCTGATTTCCCTGCATTACCTGCTTCTCGACGTATTTGTGTTAAATCTCGTACCATGCTTTGAATTCCAGATTTGAAGCGACTATCATTCAAGAGGACGTCTATAGCAATAGTTTCATTTTGAGCCATTTGGTTACCTCCTTTCTAGAGCTAGTACTTCGAGTCATCAAGTTTTACAAGTCTAGCTCTGTATTCTTTGATAGTTTGATAAACCGAGATATCGATCCAATGAATGAAGTCAGTATTGTCGATAGTTGTCAAGTCCCATCCAGCTTTCAATCTATCTATGTAGAAATCCATGATGAATTCGTATACTGGAGAATCGTCAACCTTTAAGGCATCTGCGAATTCAATCTTCTCAGCCTCTTCTCGGTTGACGTTCATTAGTTTTTTATTTGCTCCATGCGTTCCTTGGCTCTTCGTGCAGGCGAGGTAATAGTGTTCATAATAAGTTGTGTAACATCACCTGCATCAACTCCATTCCAGAATTCTTCCTCTGTGAATTGACAATTATATAAATCATTAGCAATGAATTTAACAGCACCATCTAAAGTTTCCATCGAAAAATCCTTCTCTAGAGAACTAGCCCATCCTACAGATTGTTTAAAACGTATAGCTGGCATAAAAGCAGGTTGTTTAAAACTCTTTTCTTCGCCATCGATTAATAATTTGATTTCCATATTTAATTTCCACCTTTGTGAATTTATAGTTAAACATCATATAAAAAGAGGGATATCAATCCCTCTTTTTTTTTTAAAGGATATTATTATGATTAAGGAGTTGGTGTAGACGATACTAACTCGGCACTTTCAATACCTGGAGGTAATGGAGGTTCTGTTGTTGGAGGTTTTGGGGTATCAGACGGTTCGACTACTCCTTTGAAAAAGTCAACCGCCCAGTTATCCGGATTTTGAGTTGTTGCTTTGTTAGCATCAATCTGAAACTCGTAAACAGAATCCTTTAGACGAGGCATAAAGGAAATTTCATATTCAGGAGACTGGAATTCAACTTTATCCTCTTTCGTTTTTGTTTCCTCTTTACCCAGAGCGAATCGTCCTTTGTACAGAACTTTGTAGCGGTATGATCCATCTGCTTTCATTCTGCGATAAAGTAATGCTCCTTGTGGGGCAACATCTTCGGCAGACTTGATTAAAGTCTTGTTCGTTTTAGAGTACTTATGTCCTAAAACTAATGCTTCACGATCTGGTTGAATACCTGTAAGTACTAGTTTTGCAGGAATAGAACCCATCGCAGAAGCTGATTCGATCGCTCGATTATCTCCGTAGTCTGACACTGACTCGACTTCTGGCTCAACTGATAACTCTTTAACGTATGCGATTTGGACAGGTTTGTAATATGTTTCTTTTTGTTCATCTTGCATTGGAGCAAAATACAATTTATCGATACCGATAATTGATGTTGTCATTCAGTTTCCTCTTTTCTTATAGAATTTCAGTCAAGTAGATTGAGAAGGTAAGATGATATAGGCCGTCCACTTTATTGAATCTAGCTGACTTGATAACTTTAGTGATGTTTCCAAACGAGAGATGCGTAATACTCATGAGCTTATTTTCCACGGCATATTCTCCTTCAGTGGACATCACTCCAATGTCTGTCATGATGGTTCTACGCTGAACACTTTCAGATTCCCTTTGAAGGTTGGATAATCGAATGTCAACTACTAGGCAGTTATCTGTAAGCTGCTGTCCTGACACTGCTGTGAAAATGTCGTATGTAGGAAATATCTCTAGAAGTTTAGCCACTAAGGCATCCTCATAAGTTTGCATCACATTCTCAGTTTCATAGTTTGTGTTCAACGTTTAATCACCTCTTTTAGGAAGCGTTGTACTTCTGCATCCTTCTTGGACATCATAAGTTCATAAGCCGCATGCATGTAGTAGGCTCCAGGTTTGTATCCTTTTCCGTAGATAGTATGACCATACTCAACATAAGGAGCATAGAAAACATTGGAGTAAATTCCACCTGATATACGCCCACCAGTAACTTGAATAGCTTTGAGCTGAAGTGAGTTTCTTAATAATGATGTATCAACTGGAACTCTTCTTTTAGCTTCAGCAACCCCTGTAGCTGAGAGACGCTGTACAAGATTCTTACCTTCGGAGTCTATTTTTCTTTCGATGTTTCTCAAAAGGTTTGTGACCCCTTCAGTTCGTACAGTAATTTCTATCATGCTGTACCACTCTCTTTAGCGTAATCTTCATGACGACAAATAACTTCCTGATGGGTTTCGTATACCATTGGAGAACCACACACACCTTTTAAACTTCTACCATAGTAGTTAAATGTAAAACGATCACCGGCTTTGATATCGATATGTTGTTCAAGATACACTTGAAAGTCACCTGTAATAGGTTGAATTGTTCTCCTTTGATCGTATTCTTCCGAACGAAATACGTACAGTCCGCACTGAATGTTCGTATAAATTTCTTTGTCTTCAAATATTTTTGATCCATTTGGCTTTGTTATTTGTACCTTTCTAGTCACACTGCACTTAGAATCAAATGTTGCAACAATATAATTCTTCATACGAACCTCACCCGCCTAAATTTGTTGAGATACTTAACATAATCACTCATGAAGAGTGTTCCACGCGGTACATTAGCAGATGTCCCTTTCGTTTCAAACTCTTGGACGAATCCACCACGTTGAATTTTTTTGACAACATCTTGAGGTTTAGATGTTTCTAATCCTTCTAAGTACTCAATCATTTGGCGGCAAACCATTTCTATGACAGTATCTTTTAAAGGTTCAGGAAGATCCACACGATTTATATAGATTAAAACTTTATAGATTGTTGACTTGAGTGCATATTTGATAAGATCGTTATTTTCGTCTGTCTGTTTACCTATCTGTTTAACAATAGGAAGCAATTCTTCGATGAGAGCATTCAAATATTCTTTATCAACATCTTCTTCTGTGATGTAACCTTTCATACATTCACTTCCTTTTAAGAAAAGCTCAAGGGAACTTAAGTCCCCTCAGCTTTCTTTTTTGCTATTGTGTATGCTCTTTTTTGTGACGGAGTCATATCCTCGTAGGTTAATTCGCCATCGGTAGCCTCAGCCTCCGATGAGACTGGCGAGGACATCATCATTGACATCTTCGCGACAGGCTCGTCAGGCGTCGTTAGTTTCCCGTTGGGGGAGGAACAGGAACTGTTAAAGTAACCGCAATAGCTTTTGCACCATTTTTCACATAAGTTACATAGTGCATATCAGCACCAACTACTTGAGAACGTTGTTCCATTTTACGTTCAGTTTCTACGCTTACTTGACGTTTAAGAGATAAACCTAACGCACCTGCTTTTAGTAAGTAAGCTTCGCCTTTCGCTAATCGTCCAGATACTGCAATATTCAAGCCCATCACATGACCGACTGTA